GTCATCCGCATCAAATTGAAGCGAATTGAAAAGGTTGCTTACAGTAGGAGCGTTGTTGAGAACTTCGGCCAAAACTGGTCCGATGAATTCAGCAAGTGCCACTTGAGCCTCGTATGCCACAGTGCGGTTACGAGAAGCCATAGCTTTTACAAGCTCGACTTGTTCTGGAGTTCTTTTTAAAGTAATTTTCATGTTATAAAGCCTTTCTTTAGTTATTAGTTACAATCAAACGATACAACGATGTAATCACCAGAGAACTGATCTGTGGTTGGTCCTACATTGGAGCGTGTTCCTGTTCCGAGAACGTGTCCAAAGTTTCTATCCTGCTCAACTAGCTCACCAGTAGTCATGTTAGCAATTGCAACATGAGAGAAACCAGTGATTTTACCAGCACCGTCAGGAGAGATTTTAATCCTATTTCCTGGAGCGTAGCTAGTGATAGGCCCATCGAAAGCTGCTGTAGCTAAAGTAAAGATACCTTTAGTAGCAATAGGAACAGCTTGCCCTGGGAGCATTGCTTGGAGTTCTTCTTGCTTCTGTGGGTTGTAAAGCAGCTTTTCGCCGTTTTCGTCGTTTTTAGCGGTTTGATAAAGAGTCATCCCAAGTGGACGATCTCCTTCTACTGCGCCTGTAACTTTGATATTAACTTCAGGATACATTTCTGTAGTCCCAAGGAATGGATAGTCGGTGTTACCCAAATAGCTATTCGTTTGGTAAGTTACAGGATCGTTATCGAAGTTTCCGTCTGCTACTTTCACAAATACCCCAGCATCGCCAAGGCCAGATCCAGTAGTGCTATCGAGAACATCACTATCAATGATAGAATACATGTTCACGACATCGTGATCAGAATATTGTCTGAATGGTAGAATTCGTAATGCCATAATTTTAGTTTGTTAAATTAAGAAATTTCAATGTTTTCGCGGGAAAAAGCTGATTTAAACTTATCGCGCAAAGAGGGTTCTTCAGATGCAGTAGCCTCATTTGCATTAGAGATTTCTGCATCTACAGTTTCAGCGGCATCAAGAGCTTCTTCAATTTCTACTTCTTCAGTAGAAGCGTTGGAAAGCTTTTTAGCTACTTCTTCATCAATACGAGCTTGGATTTGAGCATTGAACTCTTCTTGAACTTCTTTGTTTTTGTGCTTCCAAAGCACATCGAGCTTAGAAGCAAAAGCCTCGTAAGAATCGTCGTCTCCTAAACCTTTAAGTTCGGAAGCAAGAAATTCACGGTCTTGATCGTCAAGATCAAACTTGTTGTCAATTTCATCCATACGAGTGTTAAACGAAGCGACAGCTTCTTGAGCTTTTTTCTCGTTTTCAAAACCAGAAATGCGCTCACTAGCAGCACCAAGTTTTTCCTCTAGCTCTGCGACAGAGGCTTTGAGGTCTTCGTATTCTTTAATTTTACCTTCTTTCTCTAATCTCTCTGCTTCAAGATCCTTACGGTACTGTTCGTCCCGCTGACGGATTGCATCT